CGGCAGCGCCTGCGTTGTGTCGGACGGGGAAACGACCCTGCTGCTGGAATGCGGTCTGTCGTTCAGGGAGCTGCAAAAGCGGCTCGGCTATGGCGTGGCGGACATTACCGCCTGCCTTGTCAGCCATGAGCATCAGGATCACGCGAAAGCCGCTGCACAGATGCTGAAAGCTGGCGTGCCGGTATACATGAGCGAGGGCACAGCCGCCGCCCACAAGGATGCGATGGACGCGGCAAACCTCATCAAGGCAGGAGAGGTGCTGCGGTTCGGACACCTGACCGTTGTTCCGTTCCGCACCTATCACAATGTAGAGGAGCCGCTCGGTTTTCTCATTGAGGACGGCCGCACGAAGGAGCGGCTGCTCTGGGCGGTCGATACAGCCAATCTGGGTGTCACCGCTGACCGGCTGACTTATATCGCCGTAGAGTGCAACTACGAGGAAAGCCTGCTGGACCGCAGCGACCGCATTCCCTCGGTGCTCAAGGAGCGCATCCGGCACAGTCATTTCGAGGTGAATGACGTTATCAAATGGCTGCACAAGCAGGATCTCAGCGGCGTGCTCACCATCTGGCTGCTGCACCTGTCCGCTGGCAACAGCAGGGCAGAAGCATGGCAGCGACGGTTTGAACGGGAGTTTCCGGGGATTGAGATTCGGATTTGTCCGGAATAAGAGGAGAATTTCATGAAGATTACATTTGACGTAGACCCGCGTACCGTATCGGCACTGCTGAAGTACGCCGCTCGTTGGAGCATGACACCTGGCGAGATCATAGACGGTCTGATGAGATTCTACAAACGTGAGATGAAGGAGAGGTACAACCATGAGCAACTTTAATAACACCGGCGAAGTCAAGGAGATCAGCATTCTGGATATGATGAATGGCGCGATCGGTGAGCGCGCGGCCTACGAGCTGACGCGCATCATGAAAAACTGCCGCGACTTCAACACTGAGGCGAAAAAGGCGCGGACGCTGACCATCAAGCTGTCCATCGTGCCAACCGAGAACCGCGACAGCGTGGCTGTCCGTGCGGAGGTCAGCAGCAAGCTGGTTCCGGTCAAGCCAATCGACGGCGCACTGCTGCTCGGCGGTACGGATGCAGAACCCATCGTGATGGAGTACACGCCGCAGGTGCCCGGTCAGCAGTCGTTCGACCCGTCCGTTGACACCGAACCCAAGGTCGTCAAGCTGGCGTAAATCACAAGGAGGATATTCAAAATGATCAAGGAAGCACTGGAATATATCGTAAACCTTTCGGCTCCGCATCTGGAGTTCCGCAATGGCAGCCACTATGCAGACCGCACGCTGCACCGCATTCCGAACGAGCTGACGGCATCGCCGCTGGCGGTACATACGCTTTCGGCGGTGCGCGACTACATCGAGAGCGGCACGGATGAGTGCGCTGAGGACGAGGACGGCCTCAGCCGCCGCTTTGTTATCCACGTTGCGGATTACGACAGCGTGTACCTGTACCGCGAGCTGAACAGCGACAAGGCGCGTGAGTGCTTGCTGGAAGCCGAGCTGTCCGCACTGGCGTTCCCGTTTGGCCGCTGGCTGGGCGTGGAGGAGTTCATCATCAATATGCAGACGCATTTCGTGCCGAGCGAAGTACGCGACACGCTGGTGCAGCTCATCAGCACGGTAACGACCGAGAACGGCGTATCGCTGGCGGATGACGGCATGACGCAGCGCGTGACGGCCCGTAGCGGGATTTCTCTTGTGAAGCAGGTGAGCGTGCCGAACCCGGTTGTACTGGCGCCGTACCGCACCTTTACCGAGGTTGAGCAGCCGAAAAGTCCGTTCGTGTTCCGTATTCGCCAGACCGGCGATGAGGTGCAGGCGGCGCTCTTTGCGGCTGACGCGGGTGCATGGAAGCGTGGGGCTATCGCAAATATCCGCGACTGGTTCGAGCAGCACATTCCGCAGGAGCTCCGCGAGGACGTTATCATTCTGGCGTAAGCAGGCAAGGCACAGGGCGGCAACCCCGCCCTTCCTGCCCTGAAAACCGGAGGTGATACTACGGGCAGACCGACCAAGGACGGACTGGATTATTTCCGTCACGACATTGGACTGATGAGCGACCCGAAGCTGATTACCGCACGGCGCAAGTACGGCGCAGCGGCGATCGTGGTGTACTTACAACTGCTGGTGATGGCGTACCGCGACAAAGGCTATTATTTAGCCTACGGCGATAGCGACCGTGACGGCGTGATCTGGTCCATTAAAAGCGAAGTATTGTCCGGACGCTATGAGCCGGACGCAGAAAAAATTGCAGAGATGATAGACTGTCTGGCGGCGCACGGGCTTTTCGACGGCGACCTGTTCCAGCAGGGCATTATCACCTCGCACAGAATCCAGGAGCACTACTACTTTGCGACTGCCGGACGAACCAATCCGGAGGTGAAGTGGGAACTGTGGCTTCTGACCGAGCAGGAAATGCAGGAGATCAGCTCTCGCAGTGTTTTGCTGCAAAAATTCGTTTCCCGCGAGGGAAACCCCGGTTTCACAAGCGAGAAACCCCAGTTTCCCTCTGACGAAAGTACACATAGTAAAGTAAAAGAAAAAGATAGGAATATAGATAGTAATTCTACTCTACTACACAGTGACGTGGAGGAGATTTTAGGTGAACGGCTGAACAAGGCCAACCGCTCTGCTATCGCCAAGATGAGGTCATTAGGAATGACCGATGAGGTGATAACCGCCACTGCGCATTATGCAGTCGGCCACGCCAAGAACGACAGCCGCGGTTATGTGCCGTACTTTATGATGGTCCTGCGGGAGCGCCTGAAAAACGGTGTACTGACGGCAGCGGACCTGTCCAGACCGAAGGAGCAGAGCAGACCAAAGCAGGAGGACCCGAGCGGCTATCTCAGCCCGACGAACATCGGCGGTACTGAACGGCAGCAGGACGATTCGCAGCTTTCGGACTGGGAGCGGGAATGGAAAAAACGGGTTATGAACCGCAGTAAGGAGAACAGTAATGACGATTAAAGAATATCAGCGCAAGGCCATGCGTACAGCGACGCCGAAGTGCTATAACACGGCAAATGCCGCTCTCGGCCTGACCGGCGAGGCTGGCGAGGTAGCCGATGAAGTCAAGAAGTGTATGTATCAGGGGCATCCGTGGCAGCCGTCCAAAATTATCGAAGAGCTGGGCGACGTGCTGTGGTATGTGACTTTGATGGCTGAACTGATGAACGTGCCGTTGGAGTACATCATGCAGGCAAACATCGAGAAGCTGGAACGGCGGTACCCGGATGGTTTTTCGCCGGCGGCGAGCGTAAATCGGGAGGAGAACAATGAATAAAATCCGCATTGCAACCAACGACATGGCGCTGACCGTCAAAATGTCGGACGAGCAGGCCAACGTCTGGTTCGGCACGCTGACCCGCGCTCTGCTGGGCGAGTATCCTGATATTGCGGAGCCGGTCGAGGTGGAAGAACCGGAGGCCGAGGACAGCGAACCGGAAACCGAAGAGCAGCCGTCTGATCTGGATGAGGACGAACCGGAACCGGTTGAAGAACCCACGCCGCAGGAGAGCTACAAGGGCTTTCTGCGTATCACCTGTGCACATTGCGGCGAAACCGGCAGCTTTAACGCGCGGTACCCGATCGGGTTCTATCGCTGTAAGTCATGCGGTGAGAACAACGCGCTGCACGATCTGCACCGTTTGAAATTCCGCTGTGAGTGCGGCCATACATGGGTCTACCATACGAACGCAACGGAGCGCATCATCGAGCAGAACTGCCTTGCGTGCGGTATGCCCATGCAGGCAGAGCAGGACAAAAACGGGGATTATTTCCCGTTGTAATTCGTTTGAGCTGTTTTAAGCTCTGGTTTGAGAGGAGAATGAGCGATGGAAGCAGTTCGCAAGCGTAAATCTCCGCCGCTCGGCAAGTGCCCATGGACACCAGAGGACGAAAACTATCTGGCAGAGAAGTGGGGCTATGCATCGGTGCCCGCCATCGCGAAGAAATTGAACCGCACGGAGAACGCGGTCGTTGTTCGGGCACAGCGGCTCGGCTTGGGAGCTGTGCTGATGGCAGGCGGGTACGTCACGCTGAACCAGCTGCTCGCCACAGTGACGGGAAGGGAACGCGGCAACACCTACCAGCGCAAAAGCTGGGTGGAAAATCGCGGCCTGCCGGTGCACAGGAAGAAAGTCAATCGGTGCAGCTTTTCTGTGGTCTATCTGGAGGAGTTCTGGGAATGGGCAGAGCGCAACCGCAGTTTCCTCGACTTCTCGAAAATGGAGCCGCTGGCACTCGGCCGGGAACCGTCGTGGGTCGCAGAGCAGCGCAAAAAGGATTACCGCGCCTGCGCGATCCAGCGCAAGGATCCGTGGACGGCAGACGAGGACAGTCGCCTTAAAATGCTGCTCAGTCAGCACAAATATACATGGGCGGAGCTGTCAGAGATGCTGCACCGCACGACTGGTGCAATCCAGCATCGATGTCGTGATCTCGACATCAAGAATCGCCCGGTCAAGGCGGATAACCACGGTAAAAGCGCGGTGTGGAACGAGCGCGACTATGCGGTTCTGGCGGACGGTATCCGCCACGGTGACAGCTACATGGCGATCAGACAGGCGCTCGGCAAGTCGGAAAAGGCCGTGCGCGGCAAGGTCTATACCGTGTATCTGACCGAAAGCGCGGACAAAGTGCGCGAATACATGGGCGATGGTCCGTGGGGCGCCGGTGCGCCGGAACCGAAAGTCAAACAGGCGGTGCATTTGTCCACTACAAGGACGGAGGTGCGAAAGCAGCTGTCATATCTGGCAGGGCTGCTGCGGAAACGGGCGAATGATCTGGGCTACGATCCGTATTGGCAGCGTTTTATGTGCCAGCATTGGGACGACTTCGGCGGCTGCTCTGCCGGCTGCGCGAATTGCGATGACTGCACAGAATTTCGGCGTATCCGTCCGCAGTATTGCGCTCGGTGCGGCGGCACGTTCTACGAGAGGAAAGAGAACCGTTTCTGCGGTGCCTGCCGGACGGCAAGGAAGAAGAAAGCACAGCGGCATTGGTACCGCGTCAATCATAGTTGAACAGGAGAGGAGAACAACCAATGGCAAAATGTAAATTCTGCGGACAGGGTGTGCGGACTGCACCCGTGTTCCATTCGGCCTGCTGGGAGCAGCGGGCAAACAAGGTGATGGAGGAGTTCTGCGACGAGTATTGCAGATTTCCGCGAGAAATCAAGGACCATGACAATCTTATCGAGCATTGTTCGGAGTGCGTGGCCGCAGAGCTGCTGCGAATGGGAGGTAATGAGGTATGATGCTGGAACTGACAGGTAAGGACATTCTCGCCCTGACCAACGAGAGCAAGCGCAAGGCAGTGCTGTCTGGCTGGCAGAACTGGGGCATCTGGCACAAGGCACCCGAGATCGGGCTTAGCGTGTACCGGCTCGACCTGCCGGACGGCAGCTTTTTCACCGCCAGCTGGTACGAGGGTGACGATTTCTTTCCGGGTGGCGGTACGCATAACGTCAACCGTCCGCGCTTCAATCTCTGCGACAAGGGCGGCAAGCTGAAAGCCGGGAGCAAGGCCGAAAGCCTGCTGACGGACAAGCTCAAAGAGCTGAGGAAGGAGATGATTAGGGGTGGGAACGCCTGAGTGCTATTACTGCAAAGCAAAGGAACACTGCATCGCCGCTGCTCTGCCGGGTTCCGTGGTGTGCATGGTCAACCGCATGAGATACGGCGGAACACACGCGGATGACACTCCACCGAGAACAGGAGCGGTGTATTGCCAGTTTTGCGGACAGCCGTTAAAGGTAATCGGTCAGAAACGGTTTTGCCATAATACTCGTTGCCTGAACCGCTATAACGATGTCTGATAGGAGGATAAGCATGAATACAAAAGAACTTATCAACTCCCTCAACCGCATGAAGGTGCAGACCGGCTCTCTGGCCTGCCTCGGTTGCGGGCATGAGCATAACTGCGGCGTGCATGGCTGCGCGATCATGCGAGAGGCTGCGGTGCGGCTGAACCTGTATGAACACGCGCTGAAACAGGCGGCGAAAGAGCGTGATGCAGCGGTCAAACAGTTGCGTCGCATGGCTGACTGTGATACCTGCAAGCATAATCACCCGTGCGGCATGGATGGCGATCCGTGTACTGCATGTACGACCGGCCAGTGTTGGGAATGGAACGGAGGCACGCCATGTACATTCTGAGCGGTGACAAGAAGCAGATCATCAACTCGGATTTCGTGGAGCGCTTTTGCATCTCGGAAAAGCCGGATGCGGCGCTCATTGTCGCAAGCTATGACAAGAACGCCAAGGTAGTAACTGTGGCGCGGTATCGTGATCTGCGGGAAGCGCAAAAGGTGCTGGGTGAATTACTCTGCGCCATTGCAGGCGGACAGGCGTATTACACCATGCCGGAAAGCCTGCTGTACGCGGAACAGCGCATCAGCAAAGATGCACGCATCAAGCGGAAAGGCGGCAGCTGATTATGACCGACAAATCACTGGAAATGCTGAAATGGCTGCTGGAAGATCTGGAAACAGACGAGGGTGTGTGCTACAAGACCCGAAGCAGCACCTGTGCCACGGCCTGCCCGCTGTGGTACGCCGGTGCCTTTGGTGATAATATCTGTCTGCCGTCTGTGCTCGGCCGCAGAGTAACACGGATGATTCGGGATAAGCGGCTGCGTGAAAGAGAAAAGGAGCAGAACAAATGAAAGAATACAACCCGACCACCGGCTGGTTCGGCAAGAAGTCCGTGCATACCGTCCGTGTGACGCTGATGCAGGAGGACTACATCGGTCATGTAGCCTATGATGTGTATGGAAACTGCACCGGCGCAGACGTGTTGGATGTTGACTATTTCCTCGAAACCGTTGAGAAATTTACCGAGAACGACTGTGAGTTCGAGTGGATCGAGGACTTCTTCTCGGCAACGCTGCGGAACGAGAACGGCGACAAGCTGCAAGTCAGCGGTATGCACAGCGACCTGCGCCGCCTGATCGTTGGCATGGAGATTGTGGACGTTAGGAGGGTGAGCGCATGAAAGTAATCCGTAAGAAACCCGGCTGCGAACCGGAAATCGTCGAGGTGGAGAACACCTTGGAGGCATTGCAGCGGGAAGTCGAGGGCTATATCGAGGCGGTCACGCTGCCGTACGGCGCGGCTATTATCTGCAACGAGGAGGGCAGACTTCACGGCCTGCCGTATAACTGTTGCGTGTTCGGTACATCGTTCGTCGGTACGGTGCTGGTCGTTGGCACCAAAGGTGAGGAATTCTGTGACGTTCCGCCGATTGACGGCTTTGTGGAGGTGCTGCGGCATGGCTGAATACATTAAGCGGGATACTGCCATAAGAGCGGTGATGGCGACGAAATGGGTGGACGGTTCCGACGGTGCCATGGCAATGGAGATTGTTGCCTCGTCGCCAGCCGCCGACGTTGTACCGGTGGTGCGGTGCCGCGACTGCCGCAAGCGCGGCCTGCCGGAATGCCCGATGGAAACGGAGTATCCGTGGATTGATGCCGATTCGGACGGCTTTTGCAATCAGGGTGTGAAGAAGAAAGGCGAGGAGCACAACAACAATGACTAAATACAGCGATAAGGTTCGGCGCTACCTTGTGTGGCGTTATGGCATTACGGACAGGGAGGGGAAAAATTGAACAAGCGTGAGGACTGGTGGGAGTACACGAAGCGCATCATTCGGTCATACCCGGCACTGTGCCGCAAAGCAGAGAGCGTAGGCGACATACCCTGCACACCGGCCTACGGCGCATCCGGCGGCCACAGCGGCGGCGGCAGTCCGGTTGAGCGTGCGGTCGTTGACCGCCTGACTGATAAAGAACAGCGGCGGTATGACGCGGTGCGGGCTGCTATCTCGGAAACCGAGGTAATGAAACATGGCCGCCAGCGCATGGAGCTGATCGACCGCGTGTACTGGAAGCGTAGCCATACGCTGTATGGTGCGGCGATGTGCGTCGGAGTAAGTGACAGAACCGGTCAGCGGTGGAACGCTGAGTTTATTCGGCGAGTAGGAAAGAATTTGGATTTACCATAAATATTTTTGTTTTGGCGGTTCATGCACCTAAAGCCGTGATATTCTGTTACCATGAAGTTCGCAGGGGTGAAACGCAGACCCTGTGACCTCCTGCTTCATGCCATTGGAGTACATCTCTCTGAAAGAGCACTCTCGTTCGAGGGTGCTTTTTCATATTCGAAAGGAAGAAGCCGTTATGTTGAAAGCCTGCCCGTGGTGCGGACGGATCCACGACAGCCGAGAGGACTGCGGAAGAAAACCGATGAAGAAATATCGGCGCGAAGAAAACGAGCGCGGACGCAACACGCGAGCATGGAAACGCAAAGCGGAGCAGATTAAAACAGACAGTCACTACCTGTGCGAGAACTGTCTTTCGCAGGGGGTACTCACATGGGATGGACTGGAAACCCACCATATCATCAAGCTGCGAGAACGTCCTGATCTATTACTGGACGATGATAACCTCGTGTGTTTATGCGAAAAATGCCACAAAAAAGCCGATGCCGGTACAATATCCGCGGATTTTTTGCGACAGCTCGCGAAAAAACGAAACAATATCCCCCCGGACACGCAGAATTTTAGAGCGTGAGCGGCTGTACACCAACCGCGGACCTCGGCGTAAAAATAATTCCCAAAATAAGTTTGCAAAGGAGTGAGGGCAAGTGAGCCGACCAAGTAAAACGACCGCTGTGCTGGGCGAAGAAAAGCGTTCGCACCGGACGAAAGCAGAGCTCCGGCAGCGTGCTGCTGCGGAAAATGCCCTCATCACCGGCAAGAAAATGCGAGAGCGCCCGGAGGTCAAGGATAATGAGAAAGCACATAAGGAGTGGCAGCGTATCAGAGGACTGCTCGAAGCCGCCGGAAAGAATGAGGCGCTGTACGAGGCGACTATCAACCGGTACTGTATGCTGCACGCTGAATGTTTGGACTTTGAGCGCAAGCGGCAGTTGTTTTCCGATCAGCTGGACGAGCTGACCGAGAATACAGAATTGGAAGCAGCGGACCGATACAAATATCAGGCGCAGATGCAGAAGAACATTCTTTCTGTGGACAAGCAGCTCCAAACCAAGCGCCGCATGATGCTCGACATTGAGAAAGAGTGCGCTATGACCATTTCGGCAGCCATGCGCAGCATTCCTAAAACCACAGCCGAACCGAAAAATCCGCTGATGGGGATTCTGAACGATGACGATCCTTGACAGCCGGGCAGTGCATTATGCCCGCTGGTGCGTGCAGCATGATAACCCGAAGGCTCCGCACTACGTTAAGCTACAGGCTGCACAGTGGCTGGACATCGCAGAGGGACGGAACACGGAGGCGCTCATCGACGAGAAAGCATACAGGCGGATCTGCAAGCTGCTGCGGCTGATGGTCCATCCGGATCTGAACTGCCCGATGTATGACGGTCTTGAAGATTATGCGTGGCTGCTCATCACAGCGGTGTTCTGCACCAAAACAACGGACGGCCGCCGCTATTATGAAACCGCTCTGCTCGAGATCGCGCGAAAGAACTTCAAGACATTCAACAGTGCGGTCATTTTCATTCTGCTCATGCTGACCGAACCGGTGTTCTCTCGTTTTTTCTCGGTCGCACCGGACCTGAAGCTGTCCAGTGAGTTGAAAATTGCTATTCGGAAAATCATCAAGTCATCGCCTGCACTGGCGGACGAAAGTGTGTTCAAGGTGCTGCGGAGCGAAATCCGCTGCCGACTGACCGATAGCGAGTATGTGCCGCTGGCTTACTCACAGGACAAGATGGACGGCAAACTGGCGAACGCTTTTCTGGCGGACGAGGCAGGCGCGATGGATGCCTACCCAATCGAGGCCATGCGCTCCTCGCAGATCACGCTGCGTTCCAAGCTGGGCATTATCATTTCCACACAATACCCGAACGACAACAACGCCATGCTGGACGAGATCGACATCTCAAAAAAGGTACTCGATGGACTGATTCCCGGCAGGCGTTTTTCTCTGCTGTACGAACCGGACACCGAGCTGACCATGCGGGACCGCTGGCAGACAGATGACACCGTAATTTATCAGGCGAATCCGGCAGCTGTCAGCAATCCGAATATCTTTGAGGCGGTGTGCGATATGCGCACCATGGCAATTCTATACGAGAATAAGCGTGAGAACTTCCTGTGCAAGCACTGCAATATCAAGTATAAGGGCCTCGGCGTAGAGGGCTATGTGGATATTGCAAAGGTGCGGGAGTGCCGCCGCGAGGAAGACCTCGATTTCTGGCGCGGCAAACCGGTCTATCTCGGGCTTGACCTGTCGCAGACGGACGATAATACCGCCGTTGCGATGGCGACCGCCGAGGACGGTATGCTATACGCAAAAGTGTGGGGGTTTCTTCCTGCGGACCGAAAACTGTTCAAAACCAAGAAAGAGAATGTGGACTACGACCGGCTGATCCGGCAGGGCGCGTGCTTTGCCTGCGGTGATGAGGTCATCGACTACGGTTTTATCGAGCAGTTCATTCTCGGACTGGAGGAACAGTATGGCGTGCGCGTGATCCAGTGCGGCTATGACCGCTGGAACGCTATCTCGACCGTGCAGAAGCTGGAGGCCTCCGGTATGGAGTGCGTAGAGATCAAGCAGCATTCGAGTGTGCTGCACAGTCCGACAAAGCTGCTGAAAGAGAAAATCCTTGGTCGTCGATTCCGGTACGATGAAAATGCAATGCTGGAGATCAACTTTCAGAACGCACGCTGCACCGAGGACACTAACCTGAACAAATACGTCAACAAGAAGAAATCCTCCGGCAAGGTGGATATGGTGGTCGCTCTGCTGAATGCCACCTATCTGATCGAGCAAGATATGCTGTTCGGCAGCGAGGATTTCATTGCACAGACATAAGGAGGACAAGCAAATGAGACTGCTGAAACGCTTTCGGCGCCAGGAGATTCGCGCCGACCCGGACGAAACCATGTTTGAAGATGCGCTGCTGACCGCACTGCTCGGCAGCGGCAAAGCAACCAAGCAGATGGCTTTACAGGTACCGACGGTCAGCGGAGGTATCGACCTGATCGCCAACGTGGTAGCCGGTACGCCGGTAAAGCTCTACCGGGAGGAAAACGGCAAAGCGATTGAGGTGCCGAACGACCCTCGGGTGCGCCTGCTGAACGACGAAACCGGCGATACGCTGAACGCGAATGAGTTTTGGCACGCAATGATTCGCGATTATTACACCGGTAAAGGCGGCTATGCCTACATCAACCGCGTGCGCGGAGAAATTCGCAGTCTGCATTATGTGGATGAGAGCCGCGTAGCAGTGAACCGCAACACAGATGCCATCTTCAAGGACTTTGACCTGTTGGTAGATGGCACGGTCTATCGTCCGTTCGACTTTCTCAAGCTGCTGCGCAACACAAAAGACGGCGCGGTCGGTGTTCCCATCACCGAAGAAAATGCCAAGCTGATCGAGGTTGCGTATCAGTCGCTGTGCTTTGAGCTGTATCTCGTCAAAAAGGGTGGCAACAAAAAGGGCTTCCTCCAGAGTGAGAAACGCCTCGATAAAGCCTCAATGGACGAACTCAAGCAGGCATTCGCCAATCTGTACAGCAACAGCAGCGACAATGTAGTTATTCTCAACAACGGTATCCGCTTTCAGGAGAGCAGCAACACCTCGGTCGAGATGCAGCTTAACGAAAACAAGCAGTCCAACGCAGAGGAGTTTGCGAAGATCTTTCATATCTCTACCGCAGAGATGAGCGGCACGGCCGGCGATACGGCAAGCCTTGCCAAGTTGGCGGCAATCCCTCTGATGAAAGTCATCGAGTGTGCGCTCAACCGTGATCTGCTGCTGGAGAAAGAGAAAGGCTCGCTGTACTGGGCGTTCGATACTAAGGAACTGCTCAAGGGCAGCATGAAAGAACGGTTTGATGCCTACAAGACCGCACTCGATGCCAACTTCATGCAGGTGGACGAGGTTCGCTTTGCAGAGGACATGGAGCCGCTCGGCCTGACATGGATCAAGCTGGGCTTGCAGGACGTTCTCTACGACCCGAAAACCAATACTATCTACACGCCGAATACCAATCAGATGCAGCACATGACAGAACAAACGCTGCAGGTACCGCAGGAGGGAGGTGAAACGCTATGAAAATCGAAATTCGCGCAGACGGCGCCCATATCTCCGGTTATGTGAATGTTCCCGGAAAGCGCAGCCGTCCGGTCATCACGCCGCACGGCAAAGTTATCGAGGAGATCGAGCCGCGCGCGTTTGAACAGGCTATCGGCAGAGCTGGTAATATCACGGTCACGGTCGATCACGACAATAGTCATGTGTACGCCAGCACGGACGACGGCACGCTTAAGTTATTTGAGGACGACATCGGGCTGCACGCTGATGTGCTGGTGACGGATGAAACCCTCATTGAGCTTGCGAAAAAGGGCAAGGTCAAGGGCTGGAGCTTCGGAATGTACAACGTACAGGACGAGGTGGAGCCTCGCGCCGATGAGCTGCCGCTGCGAAAGGTCAAATCACTCGATCTGGACCATTTGACGCTGGTCGTTCGCAAAACGCCGGTGTACTCTGCGACCTCGGTCGAGGTTCGTGCAGACACACAGGTCGAGATTGAAACGCGCACGATTGAAACACCGCTGCAGGTCGAGCAGATCACCCCGAAATATGACAACACCGCCTATCACAAGCGCGTGCAGGCGGTAACGAGAAAGGAAGGAACCTAAATGACTAATCTGAAAGCCCTGATGGAGCGCCGCGAGGAGCTTCGTCAGAACATGGAAACCCTTGTCAACACGGCGGATACCGAGTGCCGTGCCATGACCGAGGAGGAAACCGCACAGTTTGATGCGGCAGAGAGCGAGATTCGCGCCATTGATGCAACCATCGAGCGCGAGGAGCGTACTCGTGGCGTATCCAATCTGCCTGCACCGACGGATGCCGAGGAACGTGCTGCCGCAGAGGAGAGCGCATTTGTCGATTATGTCATGGGCCGTGTATCCGAGCAGCGTGCCGGTGAACAGAACCTGACCATGGCAAACAACGGCGCGATCATTCCGACCAGCATTGCGGACCGCATCGTAACTGCCGTGCGCGACCGCTGCCCGATCCTGTCCGGCGCGACTATTTACCGCGTGAACGGTACTCTCAAGGTGCCGGTATGGGGTAAGGCCAACACCACGCATGACATCGCCGTTGGCTACCAGACCGAATTTACCGAGCTGACCGCTGATTCCGGTAAGTTTACCTCGGTCGATCTGAGTGGCTATCTGGCCGGTGCGCTGACCCTGATCGGCAACAGCGTTGAGAACAACAGCGTGTTCAATGTCACCGACTTCATCATCAACCAGATGGCAGAGGAGATCGCACTGTTCCTCGAAAAGGAGCTGCTGAACGGCACCTCCGGCAAGGCGACCGGCGCACTCTCTACGCCGACTGTTGTCACTGCGGCATCGGCAACGGCTATCACTGCCGATGAGCTGATCGAGCTGCAGGCACAGGTCAAGCAGGTCTATCAGGCGAATGCCTGCTGGACGATGGCACCCGAAACCTTTACTTCGCTCAAGAAGCTCAAGGATTCCAACGGCCGCTATCTGCTGCAGGACGATGTGACTGGCGAGTTCCCGTACCGTCTGCTCGGCAAGCCGGTGTATCTGTCCGACAATATGCCGAAACTGGCGGCAGGCGCAAGCGCTGTGCTGTACGGCGATTACAGCGGCCTGTCGGTTAACCTGCGTGAGGACATCTCGATTCAGGTGCTGCGCGAGAAGTATGCGACCCAGCACGCTATCGGCGTTGTCGCATGGTTCGAGTTCGACAGCAAGGTAACGGACAGCCAGAAGCTGGCCGTGCTCAATATGAAATCTGCGTAACGGAAAGGATGACAGCGCATGAAGCTGAGCGAGATCACGACAGGGACCGCCGCTGGCTATCTGCGTTTGGAGGACGGCGAGTATGACGAAAATCTGCTCGCCGCCGTCATGCAGGCTGCG